ACGCCTAATAATCGTATAAATAGTATAAAAGGATTAGTATGGCCAACCCAGCAACAAGAGAAGAATTAAAACAGTACGCTTTAAGAACATTAGGCAAGCCTGTCATTGAGATAAATGTAGATGACGATCAGGCTGAAGATAGAATAGATGAAGCGTTACAATATTTTGCTCAATATCATTATGATGGCGTTGAAAGAACATACCTTAAATATCAAGTAACTCAAGCAGACGTAGATAGAATTAAATCACCTACAGGTGATACTGCGTCAAGTGTTACTAAAAATTCAGTTACTACTACATGGTCTGAACAAAATAATTTCATAGTAGTACCTGAAGCTGTATTAGCAGTTACAAGAATATTCCCTCTATCAAATAGAGGTAATCAAAATATGTTTGATGTTAGATACCAATTAAGATTAAATGATTTATATGATTTTACATCTTCTTCAG